CTATCATCCAATTAACAACAGAGGGTTATCAAGGTCTGTATAATTAAGATCTTTGAAATAGCCTTTTAATTTTCCTTGATATACAACGCCTTTACACATAGCAGTCATGCATTGCCACAACGCGGTTTTTTTAAGACCGGTGGCAATGATTACCTTACCGTCGTTAGCGGTTAATTCGCCCTTTTCATTTATCGCATAAGCCGAGTAGTCGGCAGAGTCGTCTACCCATCGTGTTAAAAAGTTAAGGGTATCAAGACGAAAGTAAAGTAAGTCATAGGTAATTCTAGTTTTATTCATGTTCTCTCCTTTTCTAATAGTAAATCCTAAGATTATTATATGGTATTAACACATTAAAAACAATATTAACATACGATTTAATGATTGTGTAGTCTTATTGTATTTAATTTGCACTATATATACCCCGTTTTCACAAAACACTTTAAAAAATATTTTTTTTGGTGAAAAAAAGTGAGACATGTGGGACGATAAATAATTGTGTAAATAAATCAGATAGTTAGACCATGGATCCCGTCCCAATGCTCGTTCCACTTGTCCCAAAACTAATTCATTTGTCCCATTTTGAAGTAACTTTTTGTCCGATGGAAGTTTTGAAAAATAAAAAATTATTTATTAAAATGAATTTGGGGGTATATATAGAGCAGAAGGATTATCGATGAAAAAGACTAAGGCCGATTATTTTAAAAAACGTGTAGACCGAATAGCTGACAAGGTTGAAGAAACACATAACCGTAAGCTAACGAACCGTCAGAAAGAGTTTGCTAGGCATTATGTGGATGGAACACACAGCAACGCAGAATGCGCCAGATTAGCCGGTTACTCAGATACCAATGGTATAGCTAAGAATAAAGCCTATGCGTTGTTAAATGGCGTAGAGTTTCCCCATGTGCTTGAGTATATCGAAGAGTTAAGAGAAGACCGCGAAAAGAAATACGGTGTAACATTAATGGGTCAACTAAAAAGGTTTCGAGAACTATCTATTAAGGCCGAGCAAGAGAATCAATTTTCAGCAGCCGTAAACGCTGAGAAGATTAGATCATCATTAGGCGGCCTAACAATAGACCGCAGAGAAACAAACCACTACCATGCGATAGAAAATATGTCGCGAGACGAAATTGAAAAAAGGTTGGGTGAATTAAGAAAAACACATCCAACAGCGTTTATCGAAGGTGAAATTATAGATGAGTCTTCAACCGGAAGCCCAGTTTTGGAAAACTCTAAAAAAGAATCTGCCTAAAAATTGGTTTGTAAATCGAATAGAAAACCGCATCGGTGGTGGTGTTCCTGATGTATATATCTGTATTGATGGATATTCAATCTGGTTAGAACTAAAAGTTACCAAAAGTCACCGAGTTTCTGTTTCACCACACCAAATTGCTTGGCATTATAGCCTTTCACAGTCAAAAGGCACATCTTTTTACTTGGTTAAGGCCCTCTCATCCTCGAACCTATATTTGTTTGACGGGGTCCATGGTCGGGGGTTAGCGGAGCATGGCCTTCGGGTCGGGGTTCGGGATTCGGGATCGGGGTTTTCGGGTTCGGGGTTAGTGGTTCCTTGTTCATGGTATGGGGACAAGTATCAAGGATTAATTGATTATTTAACAGGATTCGGAGCCCGGGATTCGGGGTCAAGTATTCGGGGTTCGGGGTTCGGGGTTCGGGGTTCGGGGTTAAAGTAAGCCCCGTACCTTTTGGGGGGAATAACGGGGCTTAACAAAGGAGAGTTCTGAAAAAAGAACAAATTAATAATATCACAGGCCCGGGCAATAAAAAAGATAAGTTTTAATTATCTTTCCCGATGTCCCCGGTTATGTGATGTCTTAATATTGATCCCCTAGGCAACCCAGCCACAAATCTTTTTAACTTTTCAATGTCCGTTTCGTTTTGTTTTTGGTTGGCGTATCTCTTATAGTGGATGGCAACATTACCGGATGAAGTATAGCAGCCTCCAGCCTCACTAGTTCCTACTTTCTTTTTGTGGGCCCCGTGAGCTGGAAATACTATTACATAATCTCGATCAGCTCTCGCACACAAAGGGACACCACCACCACAATCCAAACAACCGGATACTTTCCCGTTCGTTTCTGGACATTGTACCGCTCGAATTTTACCTTTCCGATACTTTACAATTTCAGATTCTTGGATCTGGGTAGTTGTTGGTACACCAGCTTTCACGGCTTTAACAGCATCGGCCCAGCTATCGGCGGAATAGTTGATCGTAGTAACGTTTTTATTAGTTTCCTTAATTTTTTTATAAAGAGGAAACCAAGTATCCCAGTGAAAATGCGAATATGTAAAAGCAATTCCTTTCTTAGGCACGGCCTTTAATAAAGTTTTTAAATAACTAGTATCTACTTTATCCGTTCCAGATCTACAAGCCGGTTTTAACTTACAGCTATTCGGACACGTTCTAAACTCGTGTCCTTTTCCGGCTCGGTAGGTAGTAGCTATCCCTTTCGTTTTTTTAGCGTTCGAGATCTCTTGAGTTGCTAGCATAATAATTACCTTTTTAACTTTTAACTTTAAAGTTAAATTTTAACCCATTTTTTTAATAAAATAAACACTTAAAAAGATTTTTTATTTCCAGCTCGGACCCGGGATTCGGGATTCGGGATTCGGGCTCCGGGCTCCGGATTTCGGGATTCGGGATTTAGGGCTCTTGGATTTAAGTAAGTAGTATTAATAAACTTATAAGTAAATAAATAAAATTGTCAGGAACTAATTTTTTAGTGATATCAGATCGTCCTGGCATCTTCAGATCGTCCTGGCATTTTCAGATCGTCCTGGCATCTATGGTCCCGGCAGCCGATCCGGCCGAAATATCAGATCATCCTGACACTTTACCCGTCATTGCCGTCTCATATAAAAAGAACTAAAAAAACGTATTTTTTATTGCAATTAACCTTAAAAACACTCATAATTAATATTATTAATTTAGTTAAAAGGACCATATAAAATGACAGATAAAACGATTGAAATTGATGGTGATGTTGTATATCTAAAATCTTTAAAGGATATAGATAAAGGCGAATACTTTAAAAGGAAACCAGAATCGAAAACTATCTACACTAAAGGTAGTTATGATCGAAGTGAAAAAAAATATCAGTGTGATAATGAGAGTGATATTTCTAAATGTATTTATCTCAAAGGCGACACATTAGTCACTATTGGATTCACTTATTAAACAGAGGAAAAAAAGAACCATGAAAAATAACGAGAAAGAAAAAACAATATTTAACGATCTAATTGAATTAATGGAAACAGTAGGCAGTAACTGGATCGCGCCGTTAGTGGAGCAATGCCGAACTTATGGTTTACCCACTAAATTATCAAATGGCGAAATTTATAAAGGCCTTAACTTTATTAGATTAATAATCGTTTCTAAAAAAAAGGGATATACCTCGAATCACTGGGGGACATTTTTATATTTTAAACAACGGAATATTCGCATTAATAAAGGCGAAAAGGGAACGTTAGTTTCTTATTTTGATAAAAAACTTGTTGATAAAAAACAAAATGGCAAAGTGATTCTAGATAGTTCAGGCAACCCGGAAAAAATAAATATTGGTTATACAAAATGGTATAACATGTTCAATGTTGAGCAAACAAACATGCAAACACAAGATAAACCAGAAATCGAAAATGTAGAGTTTTCAATTGATAACGTCGATCAATTCGTAGCCAGTCAAAAGGCGAACATTAAGCACATTGAATATTGCACGCCTTGCTATAAACCATCGCACGATATGATCGAAATGCCAATGAAAGGATCTTTCACTGATACGCCCACCAGTTCACAAGTAGAAAATTATTATTCAACTTTGCTGCATGAATTGATCCATTGGACAGGCGCAAAACATAGACTCGACAGATTTAAAAAGGGACAGAAGAACTACGCCTTTGAAGAACTAGTTGCAGAAACCGGCGCGGCAATTCTATGTTGTACGTTAGGCGTTACGCCACAAGTGCGAAAAGATCATGCTCAATATCTAAATAGCTGGATCTCAATGCTAAAAGATAAACCGAAACAAATGCAAAAGGCGTTTGGATTATCCAGCCAAGCAATTAATTATTTAAACGATAACCATAACAACAAGGAAACATCCGTTGCCTAGGGGGGAACCAATATGACAGAAACTACCGAAACATTTATCGAACTAATAGCAATTAATATTTTATTTATGGTGATTGTTTATATGACAGATCCGCTAATTGTTGAATCATTGATCTACTTAACGATCATTGGTTCATTGTTATCGATAGGTCTAATTGTATCTATTTATCAGGATATTAGAAAAATTAAACAAAAAAGAATGGACGCGCTGTGGGATATAGCGGTAAAGATCTTAAAGGATACAAACGGTAAACTTGATTGATCGGTTATTGGAACGGGGGAACGATCCCCCGTTTCGGATCTGTTGGTTGCCTAGGTACTTAGGCCGGATCGGGTTTTTTGGCCGATAGTCAAAAATCGGCTAAAAAATTTTTTGTCCCCCTTATTAGTAGTAAAGTAGTAGCAAGTTGTAGGTTTTATAAATATAATTCAAGATAATTATCATTGGACGGAGAACCGTGATGGAAGTAACGAGTATTAAAGACCGTGTTCCGTTGGTGCCTGTTAAGGATAAAAGGCAAGTGGAACAAGCTCGAATAGAGGAGAGGCGTGAGCAGTCTAAACCTAAATCGACACAGAGGGTTGATATTAGGGTATGAATTTAAACGCGGTAAGTGATGATGTGGCTCGTGAGATATTGGCACTGGAGGAAGCCAAGCGTAGACTGACCATTCGAGATAAGGCACAAGATGATTTTATGGTTTTTGTGAACCATGTATATGAGGGCTTTATTGAGGGTAAACATCATCGTAAAGTAGCCAAGCAATTTGAGAAGTTATCAACTAATCGTGGCTCACGGATCATTGTCAATATGCCTCCTCGACATACTAAAAGTGAGTTTGCGAGTTATTTATTACCTGCGTGGTTAATAGGTAAGAATCCTAGTTTAAAAATTATTCAGACGACACACACTGCTGAGTTAGCGGTACGATTTGGTCGTAAAGTTAGAAATTTAATGGAGACGGAACAATATAGGGAGGTATTTCCAGATGTTAATCTTAAAGCTGATTCCAAAGCTGCTGGACGGTGGGAAACGTCGGAAGGTGGTGAATATTATGCGGCTGGTGTTGGAGGTGCGATTACGGGTCGTGGTGCTGACTTGCTCATTATTGATGACCCGCATTCGGAGCAAGATGCGTTATCTGAGAATGCGTTAGAGAGTGCGTATGAGTGGTACACCTCTGGACCGAGGCAGAGGTTACAGCCTGGTGGTTCGATAGTGGTGGTTATGACTCGTTGGAGTTTAAAAGATTTGACGGGTAAGTTAATTAAGGCACAAGCTAGTGATGTGATGAGCGACCAGTGGGATGTGGTTGAGTTTCCTGCGATATTGCCTAGTGACAGGGTGTTATGGCCAGAGTATTGGAAGAAGGAGGAGTTGTTAAAGGTTAAGGCGAGTTTGAGTGCGGGTAAATGGAACGCACAATGGCAACAAAACCCCACGGCCCAAGAATCAGCGATCATTAAACGTGAGTGGTGGAATGTGTGGGAGAAAGAGCAGATACCACCTGTAGATTATATTATGCAAAGTTATGATACGGCATTTAGTAAGAAAGAGACGGCAGACTATAGTGCAATAACTACTTGGGGTGTATTTCGTGAAAACGAAGATAGCCCACCTAATTTAATTTTAGTAGATGCCCTAAAAGGTAGATACGAATTTCCTGAGCTGCGTAGGATCGCGCTCGAACAATACGGCTACTGGAATCCAGAAACAGTTATTGTTGAATCTAAAGCATCTGGTCTGCCACTAACTTATGAGTTGCGTAAGATGGGGATACCTGTTATAAATTTTACACCTAGTAAAGGCAACGATAAGCACACTAGAGTAAACGCAGTATCACCGATGTTTGAGTC